GACGCAGAGGAAGCGGCAAAGCTCGACCTCAAATGGATGGTCGTCGAGAAGTTAGCCGACGAGATAATTACGGACGGCAGAGCGGTTTCAAATAACCGTTTCAATTTGAAAGTACAAATCAAATGCAAGGGAAAAACAATCTATAGCAGCACCTTTGCGGTTCCCTGGAAGGCAGGTTCACATGGCACAGTTTGAGAATAAAACAATCGAGGAAATTAGAGACCTCATAATTAACGCAATACAAAGCAAATTTAATATAGTATTCCGACTCCTTTCAAAGTCTTTTATATTTACGCTGGCAACTGTGCTGGCGGGTGTTTTCGTTACCTGCTACAAACAAATTGGATGGGTATTTCTACAGCTATTCCCTGAAAGCGCCTATTGGAAAACAGTCATCGCGCTGGGCATACCAATCCGGCCGCTTGTGAAATGGGGAGTCCTCATCGGAGTGGGTGAGCCTCGGCAGGGAACGCAGTGGCGAGGGAATCTCATCGTGCCAACGTCAGGTTCCGGCATACTGATCGCAGGCACGCAATTAAAGAGCGATGTTACCGGGAGCCTGTACATCACCGAGGAGAGCGTTCCCATAGAGGGCAGTACCATAACCGTTCCGGCAGTATGCGCCGACATAGGAACCGCAGGCAACCTAGAAAGCGACGACAAACTCGATTTCGCATCTCCCCTCGGAAACGTGCAAAAAACCGCCACGGTGGGTACTGTGACCGCTTACGGACGCGACAGCGAGACAGAGACCGAATATCGGGCGCGGGTAGTCAGGCGGTTCCGCTCCCCGCCGCTGGGAGGCTCGCTTTCCGATTACCAGATATGGTCGTGCGATGTTCCCGGCGTTCTAAACGCATACCCTTACAGTGATCCAAACTCCGCAGCGGGCGTTTTGGTTTTCGTTGCAGGCATACCAGTGCAATTTCAGCACCGCATACCAACCGGAGATCTCCTGCGGCAGGTCGGCGAGGCTTGTACTTATGATCCGGTGACAGGCAGGCAAAACCGCAAACCGGTGACAGCCGTGCTTGATCCTGCCTTCGACGGCTCCTATGATAACATCCGCTCAATCACACGCAAAACCTATACCGTGCGAGTCAGCGGCATGGTTGGAGTTTCGGTTCTTGATTTTGGCAACGTCGCAAAGCCTGCGGTGGAGAATTATTTTCTTGAGCGCGAGCCGTATATCCGAGGGCTTTCGGACGACAACAATAAGCTCAACGCCGTTTCAAAAAACAACGTCACGAGCGTCGTGGATCAAATATGCCTTTCACTCAAAGCCGAATTCGACAGCGTCGTCCTTGAGCGGAACGGCGCGGTTATTGCAAGCGACACCCTGGGCATGGGTGAACTCGCAGAGCTGCTACAACTATATGTGAACGGAGTCCCTGTATGAGCGGAAAATTCTTTGAGGCAATAAAGCAGCTATTCCCGCGCTCCAGAGCCTTTGAGTTATTTGCAGACAACTCAAAGCGCAAACTCATGAAGGGAATTTCCGAATTGCCGGAGAACGTCCGCATGGAAGCGGAGCTTGTTTATTTTGATTTGTTTCCCGATACAACCCGATGCCCTGAAAAATGGGAGAAGGTATTTGCGCTCTATTTCACGGAAGCCGAATTGTCAAAGCGCCGGGCCATTATAGATTCCATGTGGAAAATGATCTCCGGCGATCAGGGGACTTCATTCCTTGAGGCTATGCTCCAGCGAATAGAAAGCGGAATTCACGTCGTCGAGAATATTCCGGTCAGTAACCCTCGGCACTCCGGCGTGGTGATAATGGCTGTATGCGGACACCGCCGCATGAAGTGCGGGAACCGGAAAGCGATCTGCGGATACCGTGAAGGGCATCAGGACTTTGTACCAACCATAATCAAAAACGATGCGACCACGGAATACAACATCCCCGACGACAGCCGGTATTGGGAGAATTGTTTTTTTGTATGCCAATCGGTGCGTCGCAGTCCGCGGGGAAACATACTCTATGTGGAGCCGATACAAATAAGCGCCGTCTGGCGCAACTTTACCGAGTTTTTAATCCTCAAGGTTAAACCAGCACATACAACCGCCATCGTATTTATCGACTGGCAAGAAGGAGAAATATAATGATACGACTCGATTTATCGTATTCGGTCTATGTAGACATCAATGATCCCCAGCACCCAGGGGGAGCGGCAATAGACACGTCCACCGATGAGGAAGAGGACGGGACTCCGATTTATGCCAAGCTGGTCAACGATATTCGCGGATGGAAAGAAGCGGCTATTGTAGAAGCCCGCGGCAGTTTTATTGTCAGCGGACTGCCGGAACGCCCAGGAGCGTCCGACGTGCTGGATGCTCTGAAAATAATCATGGCCCGGATTGTAGACAGCAACGTCACGCCGCAATTGATACTCTCACGGCTGCTGACTGTGGACGGCGTGGGCAGCGGACTCGATGCGGATTTATTTGGAGGACACCCGCCCGAATACTACCAGCGGGCATCCTCGGCTGGGTATAAGGTGATCCAAATATCCGGCACGGAAACAATTATTCCGTGGTCTGAACTAAATCTCGACTATGCGCCCGGCAGGGTGTTTTGCATCCTGATTACCGCTCACGGCAATTACCCTGAATATGTCTCGTTCCCCTATGAAACAAAAAACGACGGGCTTCACATCTATCCGCAGCGACTCATTGACGGCAAGCTCGTCGCCGGAACCGGAAAGAAAAAATGGGGAATCGGGAAATGGGGTGAGGGTAAGATTTATGTCCCCGGTAGAAAATGGGGTGAGGGATTATGGGGAAGCGACAAATGGAGCGCTTCACGGTTTGTAGGTGGAGAAGCATGGGGTGTGTATGCACCGATGCCCATCAATATACAGTTCAAGGAGGTATAAGCATGGTAGGATTACCGCCCAGCTTATCCACAAAGCAGGACTGGCTAAACGCAGTGGATTATGCGATAGCCAATGGAGAAGGCAAAGGCACGATGAGGACGCGCCTTTTGGAACTGAAAAACAATTCGAAGATGCTGGTACTCAAGCAAAGCGCTGAGTCCAAGCCGTCCGAAGAGCAGACACCGGAAGATTTCAAATCCGTGGACAATCCGAATTGTGAAAAATTGCGGATCGGCTTCACTGATGCCGAAATCGACCAGCTTATAGGAGGGCTGAATTAATGCTTAAACTTTTTAAAGACCTTGTCGACGACAATACCGTCGCAACCATCCCCGAATGCATCGGGCATAAAGCGCCCTATCTTTCAAAACGTGATCCGTTTCTGTATGCACAGAACCGCCTCATCCTCGCTGACGGCTGCGCCTTCAATCTTTACGATGGCGCTACTTGGCGGCAAATCGTAAACAGGGGAGCGATGGATTTTAATCCGGCGAGCTTCCTTGATACTGGCGGCCAGTTCAATGTCGGCTGGGATTATTATGTATACGTCTGCCTCGATAGCGAGGGCGAGCCTGCGCTGGTAGTTTCGCCTAACGCCACATTCCCCTACGGATACACGGCGCTCAACTCAAGAAAAATCGGCGGCTTCCATTTCGGGCATATCCGGCACGTTTCGGACGACGGGCTTTATGTGCCGATAGACTCCGCGGGAACCAAGCGCGGCGCGACCGGAACTATCTGGCAAAGGAACGTGAGCGTCGGGATCATACCAAACTCCGTGTGGGATTTGGTAAACCGCCCTGCCTGTGCGCCGGAGGGCATGGTCAAAGTAGGAAAGCACTGGGTGGACATTTATCTGTCCAGCGCTGCGGAAACTATCGTTCTGGAAGGCTCCGGTCTCAGCGTCGCTTCCGGCAAACTGCAGTCCAAATACGGACAGCTTCCGGTAACCGGAACCGAGGGACTCAACTGGTACGGCATGGCAGAACTTGCTGGCCTGGCCGGAAAGCGGATGCTCTCCTATGCCGAGTGGATTGCCGCCGCCCGCGACAACCCGCAGGGCGAGGACGGCGCAGATAATTTCGGCTGGACTAAGACCACCAATAGTTCACGATACCGCACCGGGTGCAACGTGGACGCAAACGGCGACTATATCGAAAACGGCGGCGTGAAGGGCTTTGCGGTGAGCGCCCTGAATATCGTCGACGCTGTAGGCAACGTGGAAGAGTGGCTCGACGAGCTAACCTACCGTGAGGACGGAACCGCCGCAGGCTGGGCTTGGCGGGATGTATTAGGCGCAGGCAAAGGCAAGGCATACCTGTATAAGGACAATGCCCTCGTCGCCCTCCGTGCAGGCGGCTACTGGTTCGACGGCGTGATTGCTGGTTCCCGCTGTGTCCACGCGAACGGCTTTCCGTGGCACGTGTACACGTACTACGGTGTCCGGCTGGCCTGTGACGCAGCCTAAGCTGCGTCTGGTTTCTGATGTTCAGTAATTCCGGTTTTTATGCTGAGGCGGCGCGATTTGAGCGGGCTCCCCAAGGGAACATCGCTCACCTCACGCTGTTTCAGAAGTTTACTGATTTTATAGATTATTTTGAGCCAATCGTCATGAGGTTTCCACGGTATGAGCAGAACGTGTTATGTGCAAACATCCGAAGCTGTATGTACCGAATAATGGAATTAATGATCGTGACCAATGCGAGTAAGAACCGTGTCGCTGGCTGGTACTACATAGACGTGCAAATAGAAATATTACGCACCTATGTGCGCCGGGCAAGGGCGAAAGGCTCAAAGTACCTTTCGAAGAGGAGCCATGAGACGGCTGCAAGAAAACTCTCGGAAGTAGGTCGCATATTAGGCGGCCTGATAAACAAAGCAAAGGGGTGATCGATGTTAGGCGGCAACTGGAACAACGGCGTGAATGCTGGTTCCCGCTGTGTCAACGCGAACAACTATCCGTGGAACGTGAACACGAACAACGGTGTCCGGCTGGCCTGTGACTTTTCTTTATTGCCAAATAAAGATGTGCCTGCGATTACGGTCGCAGGCATAGTGGCATTTCAAAATGAAAATCGTCAGATCGGTCATCCTCTCCTGAGCGACGGGAGAAAGTAAGCTGGTGACCGCGCCCACGGGCGCGGCACTTTTAACAGGATAAGGCATGGGTGTATTGTACGAGCGCATTTGCGAATTTGAGAATTTATATCAAGCCGCGATACTCGCCGCTAAAAACAAGCGGTATAAAAACGCCGTTCTGCGCTTTTTTGGAGAGGGACTTGAAGATCGTCTTTTTGAACTTCAGGCAGAGCTTATTTCAAAAACGTATAAGCTCGGCGAGTTCAGAAAGTTTACCGTCTATGAACCCAAGAAGCGGGAAATCGCATCGCTCCCATTCCGTGACCGCGTGGTGCAAATTGCGCTCTGTAATATCATCGAGCCACTATTTGAAAAGAGGTTCATTTATGATACCTATGCCTGCAGGATCGACAGGGGAAATTCTGCGGCCGCCAGACGGCTCTCGTATTTTATCGGGAAACCGGACGCACGGCTGTATCTTAAATGCGATATTCAGAAGTACTTTCATTCTATCGACATAGAACGGCTGGAGGACGTTATTAAAAAGCGGTATATACCGGACGACGAGGATGTTATGTGGCTCATCGATACGATACTGCAGGCAGACTATCAAGGCGCTGGTATTAAAATCGGGAATAGGTTTTCACAGCTTGCAGCTAACGCATTTCTTGCGGAACTGGATTTTCATTTGAAGGTGCGCCTGCAGGTAAAGTATTATATACGCTATATGGACGACTTTATCGTCCTCGGCAATTCCAAAGCCTACCTGAAATCAATACTGCAGAACGCCGAGGCTTTTATAGAGGGAAGGCTTGGACTAAAGCTGAACGATAAAACACGGATCGACTCCGTGCGGAGCGGCATTGACTTTGTAGGTTTCAGGGTGTTTCCCCGAAACAAAATAATCAAGAAGGGAAGCATGAACCGGACATCCGCAGTGCTTCTTGCATGGAGAAAAGGCAAAATGACAAACGAGAAGTTTCTGGCATCTATCGGCTCACGGTGTGGTCATGCAGTGGGAACCGCATCGTATATGTTCTATAACAAGATTTTATTGAAGTCCCTGCAAGTGGCTCTGTCACCTGATAATGGGGGGGGTAACTCATGAGAACTCCAATAACCTACTATGGCGGGAAGCAACAACTAGCTGAAACCATAATAAAACTCATCCCGCCGCACAGGGTATATGTGGAGCCGTTCATTGGAGGCGCTGCTGTATTCTTTGCCAAGCCTCCGTCCGAATGCGAAGTAATAAATGACGTGAATGCCGAAATCGTAAATTTCTATGAAGTAATCCAGCGGGACTTTACCGCCCTGCAGAGCGAAATAAACATCTCCCTTCACAGCCGGAAAATGCACAAACACGCACGAGTGATTTATGAAAACCCGGATATGTTCGACCGCATAAAGAGAGCGTGGGCTTTCTGGATGCTGGCGAATATGAGCTTTGGCTCGTTGCTTGACGGAGGCTGGGGATACGATACCACCGGACAGACCTCGCTCAAAGTCAAAGGAAAGCGAGATATGTTTACCGAGAGCATCGCCATCCGTCTGCAGAACGTGCAAATAGAATGTTGCGATGCGCTAAAAATAATCCGCAGCCGTGACGTGCCGGACGCTTTCTTTTATCTCGACCCGCCATACCCGGACACAGATCAGGGACATTATGATGGTTATTCCACGGACGATTTCAGGGCGCTGCTTGAGACGTGTTCAAAAATGGAAGGCAGGTTTTTATTGAGTTCTTTCCGGCACAGCGCCCTTGCCGAATATAAAGAAAAATACAAGTGGTCACAATTTGAAATCAAAATGCGAAAATCCATGACGGCACTGAACGGCGAGGGAAATACCGAGTATAAAATAGAAGTGCTGACCGCCAACTATCCAATCGATCAGGGTGGTTATGGTGTGCAGGACTTATTCAGCAGCGCCTCAAATAATAATATACCAGCCGAAATCGAAGATGGCGAGTAAATTATAATCCCTGCTTTTTACATTGTGAATTGAAAATATCCTGACTGTCAGCCTCTACCTTTTCGCAGGCTGGCAGCAACCACGGCTGGGGGGATGTGAGCGTTTTATCCTGATCGAATTTGTAGACCTGCATGGTTTCAAACTTGATCTGCGGATTGGCGCTGGAGCTTCCGGTTTTCTGAAAAGAAACAACCTCATGCAGGTTCCGCTGGTCGCCGGAGCCTCCCCACGGTAAAAACAAACCCTCGGTAAAAGCAACGAAAGCCCGCGCAACATTGAAAGCCTTATGCGATGTATATTCCCTGCTTGATTGGCCATGCACACGTTTCTTCTTGCCGATCTTGCCAACCCGCATCGCCGAAATAACCGGACTGCGGTAATTGCCGCCGCGGGCAACGTCCGTGGGTATAGCCAGCGTCCCGCCCTTGGACGGCGTATGCTCCCCGCCTTCCTCTTGCCGGGCCATATATGCGGCTTTTTCCGTGATGCCAATTACCGAGTGGATTGCGTCAATGGAATAGCGTCCCTCCGGCATAGGAGTGAACTGCACCTGCGCCGTCGTGAAGTTATTTCTGATAGTAAAATCGTCCTTGATATTTTTTATGGCTTCTTTCCGCGCCAGCGCCGCCTTGATATTTACCGTGGCGATTGCCGCCTTGATAAGGCTCTCCTTCAGGTCGACGCACAGGAGGTGCATTTTTTCAGGATCATCATATACCATATCGGCAATTTCACTCATCGCTCACTCCTTCAAACAGGCTGCCTTGATTATAGCGTATCCGTATAAAGTCCGCAAACAGCTTCTTGACGTTTTTGTTTGTGTTGCACACCCGCTCTATTTCCACGCTGGCGCTGGAGCGGGCAAGCTCCGCAGTGCTGAATGCCCGGTCTTTTATGTTTGCCGTTTTCTGCCGGATCATAGTTCCGATTTTTATTTGATACCCATAGTAAAATTTACCCTCGACGCAGTAGACCGTTATTTTCACATACCAATCGCCGTGCCGCTCCTCGGTGCTTCCGGCAGGCTCGCCCTGGACGTTTCCCCACACATCGCACTGGTTATTCGGCGGCGCTGCCGGAACGAGGGAAATAGACCGCACCTCTTTTTCAAAAAAGCCGTCCGCTTGGAGGATGTGTAAATAGGCAGGATTTGAATCCAGCGCAGGATCGTCGTTCATCACAGCCCCCTGTACCACCATTCAAAATAACTCTCAGGGCTTTCTATAATGTCCTCCACCCTCAGCCCCCGCATTTTTCTATATTCGAAATGTCTAACCGTTGCGCGAAAATAGGCGTTTTTATATTTCGGATATTTTTCCAGATCCGCTTTGCCGTTTCCTGAAAGCGGACATCCGATGCAGCCAACACGACTATACCCCTGCGAATAGAGCGGATTTACAGGCAGGTTTCGCATCTTTATAAATTCCCATACATCGTCATCGCTCCAGTCAACAATAGGGTTTAGAATAAATTTCATATTCGGAATACACGACTCCGATAGACGACGACGCATATCGTTGTCATTATTTAATATAATTCTATCATCTTTTTTACGAGTGACCTCCTCGTGCAACCCGCGCCCGGCACGGGCTGCGGATTCTGCCCACCGGACTCCAGTAATGCAATACCGCCCAACCCCTCCAACCTCTTTTAACATCGCGCAACACCAGCGAGCGGAACGTGTCGGAAGCCCTTTCTTATAAATACCGCTCCACATTGTTTTTAGTTTCCCATCCCTATGGCGCTGGTATTCAATGCGGAAAGTATAGCCAGCGGCTTCTAACCTCTCTTTTTCGCTCCTGACAAAATATACAGTTTCTGGATTATCGACCGATGTATGGTTATGCACAAATTCACATCTCACGCCAGCCATAATACAAAGCTCCTGTATTACCGACGAGTCCTTGCCGCCCGATATGCACACGTAATAGCCTGCGTCGCTGAGGTTAATTGCCATAGGCTCAAATTCTTTTATTCTAGCGATGGAGTTTTCGATTTTATTATAGTCACCCCAAAACTCCTTCTCAACGAGCATTACGGAGCCTCACTCGAATTATCCGCAAACCAAACAATCAGCGCCTTGCGTATAACGCCGAAAAAACAACGTGCCTTGTCGCCCTCCCTGCACATTTCCACAATAGGCTCTTGCCACTCGTCGAGCATTTCGGCGATCTCCCTTGGCAGCACCGTTTCCGATTCGTATTCAAGAATTCGTTTCATAGAGCCTCCCTCAATTCAGCGAATAAATCCATTTCCGGCAGCACCGGACAGTGGCGCTCCTCTGCCGCAAATAGCTCCCCCTGCTTTACCTCATCATTTATTCGGTGCATGGCGGCTTGGTAGTATTCGCTGTCGATTTCACAAGCCCACACATCGAAGCCCTGTTTATGGCAGGCAATTACCGATGAGCCGGAACCCATGTGCGTGTCAAGAATTCTCCAGCCGGGTTTCGCATAGGTAGATAAAATCCACGAGTATAATTCAATGGGCTTCTGATTTGGGTGACAGCGCCTGCCGTCTTTTATGAACGGTTTATAAGTAAAGTGCCGCGCCGATATATTCCACGATGTCCATGCCAGTTCAAATTCTGAAAAGGAGCGCCCTTTGACCTCGTCCGATTTGTACCAGCAGATCCACCCGCGGCGAACCGGAAGCATAGCGCCGAAAAACTGCGCTCCGAAAACTACCTGATGCTTTGATACCCGAAACAACTCATTAAAATAATCATCCCCCGGAGCCGTGTCCCATTTTTTATGGCGTGGAACATACTTTTCTGCCCAGCGACCAGTCCCCCGCTCCACCGCTGTGTTATTGCCGAAAGGGGGATCGCAAACGGCGAGGTCAAAGTATCCGTCAGGGAAGCGAGCCATCAAGTCCATGCAATTTTCGCAGGTTATTGTGACCATGCGGCTCTCCAAATATCAAACGCCGGAAGTATAAAAGTGATCTCAATGCACTGAGGTACGATGGCGTTTCCCAGACATTTCAATCTGCTAACACGGTGCTTTGAGCCGGATGTAACCCTCGGTATACCATCCTCCCACGTTCCGTTGCGGCCCGTAATCCACGATGTCCTTGATATACCGGAGAATACAATTAGTGCCGTTATATTCGCACTGGCTACATTTTCCGTCGTTCATCACGCACCCCCTGATCATAGTCCTCCATATAAAAACGACCGTTACCTGGGCCGTATTTCTTCTCAAGGTGCTGACAAGTGATATAAATAAAAACATGACCACAAATCGGGCATCTATATCTATTTCCCTTGATACTCAACCGCTCTACATTTCCAATGATATCGCCACACGCCGGACAGAACATTACGCACCTCCCTCCAGCGCCTCATACGTCCACAAGCCCAGCATCCCGCGAGCCGGAAGCGGAACGTCGAATGGGTGCGGTTCACGCAGGAGCCAGTGATACTGCGAATAAGGCTCCGGCAGATTTTCTGCCCACACGCTTTGCGAGCCTTTGACGCAATCGTGAAGTTCTACAGAGCCGATAATATGCCCATTTGTTTTTTCTACTTCATAGATGTTGTCTATCAGGCTGTCAAAGATTTTCTGCATAGCCTCGTCGCCAGCCCAGCGCCGCTCGTAAGCATACATATCACTGCCTTTCGAAGCGTGGATCAAAATGCGTCCCCGGTACTTTGTCTGCTGGCGGCGATTCTCCACGTCCTTGCCATAATGAATAATCAGGTATGCCCAGGGATTTTTTACCGATAAAACCCGCTGACCCTGCATTTGGATTGTTTGATAAACATTCTCACGGAGCTTTTCTAGCCGGATTTCACATCCGCACACCTCGCATATTTCACGTCCGTGTTTGTGTGTAGTGGCGCGGTGCGAACACCAGCCGCAGGCGGTGCAATAGGTAAGCTCCAAACCGTCAAAGTCATCGTGCAAGGTTCCGCACTTCCGGCATTTGAGTTTATTTTCCATAAACCCTATCCTTCCCCAGCGGGCAGGTTCCAGGGAATGAAACACCCCTCTCAAACGGAGCTAGTTCCCCAATAGGACAGGAACTGCATTCATAACCAGCGTTTCCGTATTCACCCTCACAGGGAATTTCCGATTTGTTATTTTCAGAGTACTCTTTGCAATGTTTCAAAAAGTCTTTTTTATATTCCCGCAGTAACTCAAGCTCGTTTTTGTTTTTCAGGTACTCGTAATATTCGGCATCGGTTAATATGTGAGTCATGTTTTACCCACCTGTTTATTTCCCCATTCGGAAACGCTGAGAAAACTTGAAAACCCGCAGCGACACCGGGCGCGGGTGGTTTCGACCGGAACTACCTGAGCCGCTTCCCAATCGTCGCAGTAGTTTTGACGTGCCTCTTCGCCTTCCAAGTACCTGCCCTTTTTCTCACAGAATGAAGCAGCCAGCACGAGGTTCAGTTTTTCATGTTTGCAATTTTGGCAATATTTACCCTCAGCCCTTTCCATTTTTGCCTCCTGAAAAATCGACATTAAAACGTGTCGCATATATCACGACCGCTATATACCTCGTAATGTCGTCAATCGTCTCTTTTGAAAAACCAGCCTCGGCGCAGGTCGCTGCAAATTCTTTTAATGCAACAAGGTTTTGTTTTAATTCCGAATGCGCCAGTATATTTTCAACATAGCTCAATACACTGCCATTAAGTTTTTCCGTTCCCTTCCCCTTGTTTTTTTTGCACGTCGCCGCCGGAACTAGCTCGCCCATCAGGTGATATTCCTGAACATCGCGGACGCTATTGCAAAGTGGGCAGACTATATATTCCCCATTTTCGTTAAACCGAATATTCTCAAGTTCAAATGTTTGTTTACAATCAAGGCACTTGAGCGTATCCCCGACATCAATCTTTCCGATCATACAAACCTCCAAAAAAATATATTTAATCAAAACGGCACACCCTCATCTTCCGGCGCACCGCCCTGACTATTTCCCGCGC